CACTTCTGGCTGATCCAATAGATTGGATGCCATGAGCAAATTGTTCTTGCTTCAACTTGAACTGAGAGGCTTTTGTTTCTGCTTTTGTCTTTTCTAGACCGGCTTGCTCTTTGGCTCTTTTGGCCATTGACTCTGCAACGCCGGCTCCTGCTTGTCCAAACCGAAGCAATTCATTAGGGACTTGTGGCGCATTGATGTCAGAAACTCCGGCAAGATAGTTGCGCAAGCCCTCCTGCTCCTGCAAGCCGCGCTGATACTCCTGCATTTGCATCCGAGCAAGTTCATTCGCTTGTTGGCCACTCTGAATCTGCTGGAACTTAGCGTACCGATTCAAAGGAGATTCAAGCTGGACGGTGGGCTGGAAGCCCATTGCGATTCTTGGGTCGATTGGCATGATTAGAGGTCGTATAGGTAATCAGAATTGCCTTGGACGGAACCTCCGCCAAAACCCATAGAGCCTGCGCCACTGCTGAAGGCTCCCCCAAATGGATTGCCGCCACCGCCGCGCCTCAAAAACTGCTGATCTCCATACATGTTCATGCCTTGATTGATGGCGCCGGCCAATGCATTAGCACCACCCATGTACCCAGAGGCACGTGCCGCACCAGCACCCATGTAAGCCTCACCAGCGCCTTGTGCATATCCCCGAGCTGCTTGCCCAAGCGTATTAGCCGCCGTCTGACTTGTGCCCATCAGTGACTGCAACGGCTGCAACTGATTAGCGCGATTGGTCTGGTAACGATTGAATGCGTTGGTGTACTCTTCGCTGGCAGCCTCTTGGCCAAATCGCTGCGCACCCTTCAGAGCCGCTCCAGAGATAAGACCACCTCGCGCTGCTGCCTGACGATCAAGAGCCTTCAGGCCTTCGCTCATGCGGAACGCATAGCCAGGATCTTGCTGGAAGTCCTGCATACCAAAGTCACGGGCATACTTGCCAAAGTCAGGCGATTGTTGCTGTGCTTGGTAAGCTTCTTGAGCGGCCTTATCCTGCGCCATTGCTGCCTGAATCGCGGCATTTAGGCCAGCTTCGTCAGCAACTCCAGGCGTTCCAGGAATGAAGACTTGTTGGCCTCCAGCATCTCCGCCATAACCGCCGCCATACTGGGTTTCATACCGGCCTTCGGTACCTGGGCGCATGTATTGAGCGGCCAGAGCATTACGCAACTCGCCTTCAGAACGCATGGTTGGGGCTGCACCACTTGGCAAGCCCATCAACTGCAAATACCGCTGTTGAGCAGTCAGCCCCGCTTGGCGAAACGGCTCCTGAAGCTGAATCTGACGCTCAAACATCTCCTTTTGGAGCTGTGCGGCACGATCTGCTGATGCGGCTTGAGTTTTGGCTGCCTTGCTAGATGCGCTTGAGCCAATCAAACCACTTACGATTCCACCACCAATTATTCCCCACGGCATATCAGTCTCCTTGGCTCAGTTTTTGAGCGATATCTTGCATCGTATCGACATCAGGAGATGCGATAAGAACATCATCAACTTCATCAGCATCAGTGCAGTTGGTCGCATGAACGCAGTACCAAACAACATCTGTAATTGACCTTACGCCGTGATGTTTACCTGCCTCAATTGTCAGGCAGGCAGGCGCATGAAGTACAGAAGTTTTTCCATCTACCATCAGTTCCACAGAACCACTCGCCAAGATAGACATGTGATCGTGCAGGTGAGCATGTTGAACCAACCAACTACCCGCAGGAATGCGAGTCTCTTTGGCGTACACGCCAGAACTGAAGTAGTGCTCAATCATGTAACCTCACGCCCGCTTACGCGGATGTTGATGGCCGTTGCTGTGCCTGCGATTGTTGAAATGAAGTCTCCAACATTCAGCACTTGTCCCACGATCTCAGGGAAAGTATAAGTTTCGGCAGGTTGAAGAGTTTTAGTCTTCGTAATCAGATTGTTGTTGCCCGCGGAGCCGGAGGACGTAACCAAGTTAACACTGATCGTCGCTGCCGTCGCACTGTAGTTGGTCGCGGTGAACTTATCGATAATGGTCGTTACGCCAGTTGCGGTGTACTGTGTAGTCTGGGTGTTCTCGGCCGTCTTGGCAGGAACAATGTTTCTGACGGTAACTGTCATTCTAAATTCTCCTTATTCCAATTCCAACGAGTTGTTGGAATCGTATTTCGTCATTATCCAACTTGTACCGTCAGATACCAAAGTCGCGTTGGAGCCGGCAACGGCTTCCAAAATCGCAGTGCCCGCAGACCCACCGGCCAGTGGCACCACATTGCCCGAAGCTGACACAAGGGTCTGGGCTTGGTAGTTCTGAAAATTCAGAACTCGCCCCGTGTTGGAGCTGGCTGTCGGCAAGGTCACAGTACAGGACGAGCCCGACTTGTTGTTGATGAGCCATGTCTCACCAGCGGCAACGCTAAAGTCCGCTGTCTTGGTCGCAGGGGCCGTGGTCGTGCCAGCAATAACGGATGAAGCGGGCACGTTCTCCCAGCGGGCCTGCACCGAGTCGTACTGAAGAAGATCACCATTTGCAAGTCCGGTGATCTCGACGTTGGAGTCGGTTGCGCCCAAAGCCGAGCCGAATGTGGGTCGGACAAACAAGATACCGTTGCTGGCCGCATGAACCACCGATGCCACAATAACTTTGGGGTTGGGGGCCGTGGGGACGTTTTTGGTCAAACCACCTGCAACAGCAGGGTTGTAGTAAAGGATTTGCCCGTCAACCCAAACCTCTGCGCCGCCCGTGGTATTGACTTTATTAACCTCACCAAACCACGTAATGTAACCCCAAGCATTTAACGCAATGTTTTGGGTAGCAATACCCATGATGTATTCGTTTTGGGCGGCGGTCAGTCCTGTGGCGGGAGCAGCAAGCAAGCCACCAGAAGCACCCACAGTGCCCGTAAACATGACAACCTGACCTTTGGTAATGGCACTAGTTGCCTTGACCCGGTAATAGGTTTCCTCGCCAATGTCTTGAATGATGTTGCCGGTATCCTCCATGACCAAGGCCAAGGTTTTGGATCGGTCATCGTCATCCCAGTACACGGTACCGTGGGCAAGCGGGCCAGTAGGAAACCCAGACGGTGTGGTGTCAAATTGCAACCACGGCACGTTGTCTTGTTGAAGCTGACTCAGTGTGCCCAACTCGGGCTTTACTTGAACCGCCAACGCCTCAATCTGCTTCTGCAACTCGGCAATCTGTTCAAGCGCGCTTTCTTGACTTGGCCGCTTCTCAAGCGAGTCAATGTCAATGATGATTTCGCCAATGTCCTCTTGAGCCGGAATCGGTGGGCCGAGCTGCACATCTTTCAACGAAGTCGTGTTTTGCCCGCCGCCTGTCAACTCAAACAGGTTGAGGAAGAACCGATACCATTCACGCGAAATCATCCCAGACCTTGGATCCAACAAAGGCACCCGAGGTGGCGTGATGTTTGTAAGGTTGACGTTTGCCATTACGCGCCCGTCGGGCTAAGGATTAGTTCAGCGCCAGTGATGGCAATCTTCACAGGGTCAGTGCCAGACACCTCATACACCCGATCCCGCAACTTTTGGGTCATGCCCAAACGACGCCAAAACACTCGGCGATAGTACTCGCCAATCTTGCCCATCTTTGACCAATGTTCGTTGGACCACGTATGCCCGCCGTCGTCAGACCAGCGCATCATAATCTCAGGGTCACTGCCTTGGCCAAGATTCAACCCAACCCCTGACTCGCAATCCAACTGAAGGCTGTGCTGCGCAGTACGCTTCAGATTATTCTGACCCGTCGGCAGTGCTCGCCATGAGCGAAGCCACTTTTGGATGGCTCCGTCGTCCGAATACACATCAAGATCAAAAGCGTAAATCCGACCGTCCTCGAAGTCGCCAACAATGACTTCGCTATTGAAGTTCATCTGGCAGTTGCTTCGATGACGAATAAACGAACCATTAACGAACGCCGCCCTCTCATGCCATGCCTGGGTCGCAACGTCATAAACCCAAGTTGCATTCGCCGATGGAAAGGTCAGGACATAGAAAGGATGGCCGTCTTGCTGATACGTGTAAGCAACTGCATCAGAAATGTCGCCATAGCTCTGGATGGCAAATTCAATGGCATGGGTTGAGACACGTTGACCTGTGTAACCATTTGCCCGATAGACAATGCCATTACCGCGAGCATCTGAACCAAGCCAAAAGATGGCATTGTCCAACTTGGCAACAGAGTAGATTGCCGCACAGCCTATCTCGTTGAACGCACCTTGCACACGTTGTAGAGGGAAGTCAGCCAAACCGGCGTCGTACCAGACTTCAACAGAGTTGGTTCCAAACAGCCAGACCTCTCGATGGTCAACAATCATTGACACCAAGCCGTCAGGAGAGCCTTCAGCACTGGCAAAGTCCAACGGATCCACTGCCGTACCGTCAAGCAGGCTCGTCACCCACACGCGCTGGCTGTTGGGCTCGATGAATACAAAGTACCCATCCAGATAGCCAACGACAGAGGCTCCTGGGAAGTCTCCGTCCGTGATCTGCTGAAACGCGCTTGTAGAAGCGTTATAAATGTAGCTGGGACCGTTGCAGGCAATGAACAGCTGTGTGCCGTTGTCCGACATGCTGACAGGCCCGGTTCCAGTCACCGTGCCAATAACCGTGTAGGTCCAGTTTGTGGACAACTTATACACAGTTTGTCCACTGACAACGTAACCATAACCGCCATATGCCCACAGTCCACGGATTGGGCCATTGCCAATCGTCGCCAGCCTGCGCAGTCCGGGGGCTCGCATGAAGAACGCAGGTTCCTTGCCACCGTCAGGCACGATCTCAGGGAACATGTTGACAAGCCGATTGGCCGCCTCGTTCAGAGACCTGACAACGTATGACTGGCCGAGGATGGGCGTTTTCATTGCTTAGTAATTGCCAGCGTAGACGTTGAACCTCTGTCTGGTTGCAACCAGCGAATAAGGCATACTCATAACGTCATCAGGATTGTTGATGCGCTTCAGATTGCGCTTAGAAGTCATCGCAATACGGCTAACCGTTGGCGGAGGCTCAACACCAAATTCAGGAGCAATCTCACAGGCCAAGTTGTACTTGAACGCGCGCAAGTATCCAGGTGGCAAATACAGATTTGTCGCCAACGTTGCCGGCTGAGTCAGTTCGCTCACAGAGACAAAGTGCCACTCCAAGTCCCGCGTAGGCCTTGGATAGATGCTCATCTGGATGTTGGGGAACTCCATGTTTACCCACATAACCTGTGGATAAGTAGAAGTCACCGTTTTGACAGCAATACCGTTGTACTGCTGTTGGTTGATCAGCTTGATGCCAAACGACACATTGGTTGAAGGATCTCGGAAGTAAGTTGAATCATCCAGCAGAACAGGACGATTGCCGGCAAAGTCACCAGTGGGGCCAAGGGTTCGTTGCAACACACTCGCAGGCCAAGTGAAAACTTGATCTTGAGTGCTATAAATCATCAGCCGCTCGGTGTTCCACGAATCAATCATTTGATTCATGGCCGAAAGTGCATCCTGAGATGTCTCGGCCGAGGGTGTCTCGCCTTCAGCGAGTAGACCAATCAGCCGGAGTGCCGAATTGATAGTGTCACCGGCTGTCGCCATTGCTTACGCTCCTTGCGTTTGTGTCTTGGGTGGTCGTCCCCGACGCTTAACTTCCAGTTCGTTCACGGGAGCCGCATCTTCAGACAAAGAAGGCGTGTCGTGAGTATAGCGCACCCATCCATTTGATTCATCAAGTTGGGCTTCAAGTTCCATCGTGGCGATCTTGGTGCCGTGCTGATGATGCTTTAGATAGATGATCATTTCATTCCTACTAAGTGCAAACAGGAGACCATTCTAGGAATGGCCCCTGATTGCGTTCTGCATACAGACTCGGATTAAGCCGAGCCCTTCCACAGTCCAAGTGCAGACAGCGTGTTCATGATCTCTTGAACAGCCGCCAGTTGAGTCGCGCCAAACGATGCAGAAGTTGCAAGGTTAGACGTGGCTTGCACAGAAGAAGCACGTTGGGAAGAAGGCGTCGTGCCGTAAAAGCCCACAGTACCGCCAGACTTGCTAAGAATAGCAGCGTCCAGTTGTGGGTCTTCGTAAGCAACGCCAACAGCTTTGGTATTAGGCATTTCTTAGTCCTTACATAGGTCACCGCCGGGCTGTCTACGTAGGAAATTGTGAAAGTTTCCTTTGTATTCTTGCTCGGTGGTGTGGTGTGAAATATCCAGGTCTGGAACAAGCACGATCTCTCCTCCGCATTCACGCCAGTTACGGCAAAAAGCGTAGTCCTCACCGTACCACGTTCCTTTATGGGCGCCATGATTGAACAGGTCTACATAAGGGGAATACTTCTCCCCATAGACCAAATCAGGGTAAGCGGTCATGAACCTATGAACCGCTTCCTTAGTGATCTTCAGAAATCCAGCGGGTGCTGAATGCGCAAACAGGTTGCCATCCTCCCTGACCATCGGTGTGCCATCTGGATTCGATAGCACAGCCCCCATGTATTCCTCATCATCCTTCTTGAACCGATAGGTTCCGCAGACAACATCGCCTTTGGTCTCAATCAATGTCAAAAGATCTTGAGGCTTCCATGACACATCATGGTCAATGAAAACAATGACATCTGCCTTGGCATCCAAAGCCTTACGCAGCATGGTTGCTCGTGCATGTGAAATGTACGGACAACCAATCTCCGACACCATGCCCTCATCCCATCCCGCCTCTTTGATAAGAGGAATGGAAGCAGCAAGGCTATCAAGCGTGACTTGATAGGGCTTCTTTAGCGTTGGAATGCAGAAGATAACTTTCATGTGCCCTTAAAAGGGGCCGAAGCCCCTTAGGTTATTAGGCGGTAGCCCAAACACCCAGACCGATCAGCGTGTTCTGAATTTCTTGCAGAGCAGCCAGTTGGGTTGCGCCGAAAGAAGAAGAAGTTGCGACAGCCGAAGTAGCGTGAACAGCAGAGCTGTAGGCACGTTGCACAACGGGGGTCTTGCCGTAAACGCCAACCTTGGAGGCAGCAGCGCTACCAATGGTAACGCCACCAGTGCCAGAACCCAGAGCAACTGCCTGGTTTGCTGCACCAACATTCAGAACTTCATTGACGTTACCGTCACCGGCTTGGTAGCCATCACCAACTTTTGGGAGTGCCATGATAATTTCCTTAAAAAGTTACAGAAAGGGGCCGAAGCCCCTTAATCAATTTAACCCCAGATACGAGCAGCCATTTGGGGGCGGATCGTGCTGTAGCCATACAAAACGTCAATACGGCAAGGCATACGGTCATTGTTGATATCGTACTGACGAACGATACGCAGCGAAATACCGTTGTGAACAGCGCGGGAAGCCATGTCCACACCTTGGGGCAGCAACAGGTCAGCGGTTGCAAAGGTGATTGCATCCTTGTGGTACACCAAGTTCTGAGCGTACTGGCTAGAAGCAGCACCCAAGAACGTAACAGCCTTGCCGGTAACTGGCAGAGCGGTCATGGTGGCCAGAGCGTGACCCGAAGAATACATCGGAGCAACGGTCACAGTCCAAGTGCCAGAAACAGCGGTTGCATCAGCCAGAGCAACAAACTGGAACAGCGAGCCAGTCGTCTCACGGGTCTGAGGATTCACCGCAAAGCTATCAGCAATGGTGAACACATCGCCAGCCTTAATGGTCGTGGTGACAGAACCTTGCTCCAGCAGAATGGTGCTAGCGCCTTCAGTCGTCACGCCAGGGGTCTTCACCAAGGTGGAGGCAGAAGCGTCACGCGAGCCGGTGGTGTGAACCTTGATTGATTGAGACATGTTGATCTCATCAAAGCCCAGAACGCCAGTGCCCATCATGCCATTCTTGAACTGCTTGCTGATGGTGTCGGTGGGGTTGAACAAACCCTTCATGCCTTCAACCAGACCGGCATTAGCGGCAGGGTTGACGGTGGCATAACGGGAGCCCATCACGGCAGCGTTTTCGTTCAGCTTTTGCTGGGCTTGCAGCAGAACCAACGAGGTGCCAGGGGTCGTGCCAGGAGTGCCGACAGAGTTACCAATGGTCTTGTAAGCATTGGCAACGTCAGCATCAATCGAAGAAGCCAGTTGGCTAATACGAGGCTTCAGAACACGTTCTGCGAAATCGTCCAACTGCATGGTCAGTTCAGCAGAGGTGAAGTTCACGCCAATGTGCTTTTGCGAAGCAACAGACAGAGTGGTGTGTTGCTCGTTGTCGTCCTGAACTTGCAGGGCGGCACCGTCCGTCACCAGAGCGCGGTCAGGCAGGCGGATACGCAGGGTGGAACCGATCTTGGCACCTTCAACAGCAAAGCTGTCGTCGTACTGACGGTTGACGTTACGGGTCAGAACCAGATTATTCTCAAGGATCTCAAGAGCCTTGCGAGTAATCATATCAATGGTAAGAATACTATTCGCCATGACGAATTTTCCTTTAAGAAGTGATTAGCGGTTTTTCTGTGCTTCCAACTTGCGCAATTGCCTCTGTCTATCTGCCTCAATCCACTGGCTCGTCGTCATAGTTTTAGTAGAACGCGGGTCAGTTGTATCGTAAGCAGGACTGCCGGTTGTCCGAGCAGTCACAGGAGTAATTGGCGTTGGCGCGCTTGAAGTTTTCTTTACAGGTGGACTATCAGCCAATTTGGCCTCAAGCCTACCAATTTCTTTTGCCTGCGCGTAAGGCGACAAACGGGAGATACGTTCAGCTTCCTTGGGGTTAGATCCCAAGAAGTAAGCTACATCAGGGCCAATGTCTGAAGACTGAATCGCTTCAGCCATCACGTTGGTGATTGGCAGCTTTGGGTTGTATGCGACTTGTTCAAAGTCCTCATATTTCCCGCGAGCATCTTCCTCACGATCATGATAGGCACTGAGCACCTCTTGTTGTTGCCGCTGGCTTTCACGGCTACGAAGCAGCTCCTCGGCTTTGCGCGTTGCCAATGCATCAGCATACGCTTCAACCGACTCGAACTGATCCGCAGGCGGAATCTCCACCGGCATACGCGGAGCCTGGGCCTGAGCCACACGCTGCGCTTGTTCACGTTCCCACTTGCGTTGCTCACGAGCAAGGCGTTTACCAATGGCTGCGTCAAGTTCTTCTTGTGTGAAGGTCTTGCTAGCTTCCGATGGCTTTTCTTCCGGCTGAATAACTTCAGTTTCTGGGGCTGCCGTAGCTTCCAGTTCTGGCGCGGGCACTTCCGCTGAGATTTGCACTTCTTCTGTCATTTGTGAATCCTAAGATTCCCCGGTCAACTGGGCCGGTACAGTGTGTATATTACAACCATTTTATTTGACATACAAAGCAACGCCAACAACAACGCTAGGCAGCGCGGTTGCTATTGCATTGCAAAGATCAAATTGGCACAAGTTTTCCGTTTGCAGGGAACCCAAGCACCATAAATTGTTTGCCTGTATCAGCATTGATGTCGTAAGCCACACCGCTCGCCATCAAGCCGGATGCCAATGTGATCTTGTTTGTACCGGTGTTTGCAAAGTTAAACAAAAAGACAACATCTCCACTGACAAGTCCGGTAATCGTTGCGATATTTGATGTTGAGGCAGTGGTGTTAATTGTGACGTTCTTGCGATTTTTTAACGACAGCGTCGTCTGTGCACTGCCGTAATAGTCAACACCAGTTACAGTTGGAAAATTAGCATTTGCATCATAAGAGATAGAAATTGTGCCATTAATAACCGGGCCAACTTCAATTTTTGGTTCATCGTTCAACCAATCCGCGGTGATTTCAATCCCTGTTCCGCCATAGAGTGGTGCCAAAGAATATACGTTGTTAATGCTCCCTGACTTCTTTTGACCGTCAAATTTAATTGGATGTTTTGAATTGACTGCCCAACAACCATCAACAATAACGCTCCGGCCAAGGGAGCCAGTTACATACAAACCATAACCTTCTTCGCTTGTCAAAGTGTCGCCATTGTTTTCAAGAGTAAGATTTGAAAACAACCAACCCGTAGCCCCATTGACGTAAACGCCATAAGAGACTGGTTGAGAGACATCCCTTCCGTTGTATTCACTATTGAAATTAACAAAGGTAAATCCGATCATTCCTGAAACGGAAATGTCTGTTTTGTAGGCGTAAAATCCATGACGGTTATTCCGTCTTGTAAAGCACTCATTAAACAACCAGCTGTTTATTGCCTGATCTGTTTCAATGTGAACGCCGTCGGTATTGACATCCCAAGCGCAATTTTCAAAGTAATTCCAGATGCTGCGGCCGGCGCAATTAAATCCGTAGGCGCAGGATAATGTGTCAACATTTGACATTGAAATGCGATCACAGCCATGCGTATCGGCCGTGTTTATGATCTTGATGCCATCGCCAGCTCTTGCATTACCAACTATTGAAAAATTGGAAAAATCAAAATATTGAATGACTGTTCCGGCAATGTCACCGTTAATGGTAATTACTGGATTTGAAGCGGTGTACGGAGACAAAATAGTCACCCCAGTACCTTCACCAAATATCCTTACTCCGGTCGTTGAAAGAACAAGATTGATTTTGTACGTGCCTTTTGGCACATACACAGACTTCCCAGTTGCTATCGCTGCATCAAACGCAGAAGTGGAATTCGTTGTTCCTGTTGAATCAGCGCCGTAATCCAATACATTAACTGTTGCGCCGTTGATCATTGAATATGAAACTTTTGTGATCGACATTTTTTAACCAGTAATGTAGGTGTAGTTTATTGAAATGTTTGCTGATGCAGGAATGGCGTAAGATGTAGATCCGCCAGTGGTATCTGTACAATCAAGAAATGTGATTGTTGATGTTGATGGAATTATGTATGTCTGAATTGAATGGTCAGTGGCGATTATTAAGTTGCCGCTAATTGTTCCAGAAGGATAAGTTGCAGAACTACTTGAGGCATAAGGCAGACCCGATATTTGCAAATTTGCTCCCGCGTTTGTATGGGCGCTCCATTGAATGTTTGCGGTACAGGTGATGACCTTCCCTACTTTTACGTATTGGCCCGTTTGTACGACATAAGTTGCACCAGCGGCAGTAGTCGCAGGCGTCCAAGTCCCCTCCTCATACCAATTCAACAACTGGCTCGTCATGCCCGCTGCGGGGGTGTTGGCGGAAAAGTCGATGCCTTTGCCGGCGGTGACTGGGACAAGATTGCCAGCGGTACTAATTTGGAAAGCCGTAGCTCCAGAAGCACCTAACGAAAGTGGTCGAGCACCAATGCTGCTGACCACCATTTCTGAGGCATTTGCATTGATGTATCCATATTGAGCGCTATCTGCGGCGTTAACAAAGAAAATATTACTTTGGTTGTCAGAAGATCTACCTTTAATGTAAATTGATAAAGCGTCTGAGCCAGTAGCAAT